GCGTAAAAAAAAACTCGCCGAGCGTTGGGGCTAGGCGAGCTGTCTGTTTTTAAACATTACTTTGGCTTTTTTACTAGTCGAGTCTATCGCCAGAATGGAGCAAGGCCCCCCGGTGACATCTGCGGCGTTAAGGTACAGCCCAGCCGGAGCACCGGTAGGCGTATTGGCTGGATTCAGGTCGGCTGAATTGCACCCGACCACGAATCCGGAATCGGGAGTGCCTACGTAATCGGCTTCCCATATTTGTTCTGGAGTCACCAAAATAACCTTGCACTTCTGGTCAGTCCCAGCCGTAACGTCGTGCAGGGCTACGGCCGCCACAGAGCCCGCAGGGGCAGCGGCAGTAAGTCTGCCCGAAGAAAACACTAGGCACTGACCGTATTTAACGCTCTCGTTGTTCGTCACATAGAACTCCATAGGCGCAGGGTCGGGCCTGCTTATAAGCTTGAAAGCCATACTTAATAACCCTCCTCCTTCAACTCTTCGCGCAATTTCTGAACTTTTTGCTTGTAGGCAGCGTACTCTTTAGGAGTCATACCGTACACGCGGGCGAACTCGCGCTCTTCGTCTGTAAGCGAGCCTGCTTCAGAAGTTCCACCGCTGAAGTCGGCCCCTTCAGTGCGCAGTGCCCTGCGCTCTGCCGCATCGCGCGCCGCCTTCTCGGCCGCAACTTTGGCGGCCTCGGCAGCCCGCCTGTTGGCGGTCACAATCTTGTAAGCCTCCGCCAACGAGACTCCTCCAGCAGCTCTGCGCTGCCACACTTCCTGCGGTATGTCCTCCAGCTTGACGTTGGGAAATTCGCGGACGAACTCCATAGCCTCGGCCTCACGGCGGCGCTCCTCCTCGGCCCTGCGTTTCCACTCCTCTAGCTCCAGGGCCTTCTGCCTGGCTATCGGGTCAACTGCCACCGGAGCAGACGGAATGTCCAGCGGAGGCGCTTTAACCGCTCCCGACGGCTGCTGGGCCGCAGTCTGCGCCCCTAGTGGTGAAGAAGCAAAGGCGTACTTCTGGCGCTCGCGCTTCCCGAACTCAATAGCCTCCCTCGGAGTCACACCGTAGACGGACTTGAACTCCTCCAGCTCGTCCATAAGATTTTTGTACCGGGACTTCTCCCTCGCCAGCCTCTTCTTGACTATTTCCGTCACGCGTGATTTCGGAAGGCGGTCGTCCTCCTCGTCCAGAAGGTCGTCCTCCAAACCTTCCAGGATGTCGTCGATGTCGATGTCTTCATCGTCTAACTTTTTACGGTTCTCCAAGTCACTCACAGTACCAGCTCCTCCCAGCTGTATGGTGTTTTCCAGCGCTACAAGGCCGCGCCGTAGGCCAAATTAGCAAAAAAAAATCCGCCTCAGCGTTGAACGCATGGCGTAGAAACCAGTGCTGTAAGCCCGCACTGCGGCACCAGCGCGCTCCAGCTGCATATGCGAGCTAGAGCGTGTACCCAAACACCGTCACGTACCCATTGACACCTCCGCCGCCGGAAGACAACCCTACCGACAGCTTCTTGTTTTTCGGCACAATGACGGCTATCGGATGAATAAAATTAAAGACCCCTCCTGCTCCTACAACTGGCAGTTCAAACAGGGTCTCCGTGTCGTTTTTTACTGTAAGCGTTCCCGAAGCGGTGCTAGACCCATACCCTGCCGCTATAGCGGTGATGCAAAAACTCCTGCCGTACTGGTCCGCCGTTTTCTCCACCACGGCGGTGTCGTTGGCGGCGCTCGCGTGGAGCGTAACGGTACACGGCATTATCCTGGCCTGCAAAACAATTACACCTCCCCAAAACGTGTCGTCACATATCAGCGCTCGACGGAGCGCAGTGCTTCGACCAGCCTCGTAATTTCGTCTCCTCCAATTCCAGGCGCGCCTCCGTAAGCGGCCTGCATCGGGTTCCGCTGCAGCTCAGCTCCGCCGCGCATGGCCTCTACCTCCGGAGGAACCGGCCCCCCAACCTGTTGCTGGGCCGACTGCTGCACCTGCATTGCCTGAGCCTGAGCCTGGGCTTGGGCCTGAACCTGGGCCTGCACAGCCGCTTTGCGGGCCAAGACCTCGCGCCACTTCGGGAACTGCAGGGTCTCCATCAAAGCGACCTCGTCGATAACGCCCATCTGGAAGAGCTGCACGGCCAAATCTGTGTAGTACGCCTTGGAGGCCGGGGTCTCCGTCCCCGTAGTCACTATAACGTCGAATTCTGGAGTGTACTCCTCTTCTACGGTCTCTCCAGTAACGGGGTCAACGTACACCTTCTTCTTCAAGAAATCTGCGGCAGAACGCTTGTCCCAGCTTATACTGCCGTCCTTGCCCACAATCCGTATCAATCTTTCCTCGGTGTAATACTTGAGTACCAAGTCCACAATCATGTGAGTTATCTGCTCTACAAAGCTGGCCGCGGCTCGTGCTCTCTGGCGCACCCTGCCTCCGGCCTGCTGGAGCAGTAAAGCCAGCCCAGAGGCGGCCCTGACGTTGCGCGGCGCTCTGCCCTGGGCCACGTCGAACCTTCCAGACACGGCTTCCATAGCCTGTTGCTCCTGCCTGTAGTGCATAAACAGTGTGCCCGGAACGACTCCTCCAAGCTCACGCCTGGTCCTGGCGACATCGGACACGGGCAGGACGGCCCCTCCCATCGTAGCGTACCGCTGGAAGTTCTTGATGTTTCGTATGTTGCCCTCTTCCGTAATCCAATTGCCCTTGGAAGCCAACGCCGCCCCTTCAAGGGCTATCTCGTTCAGCTTGTTGATTATCAGCTGCGGCAACAGTATGTCGTATCCGTCACCGTAGCCGTACACGCTCTCGTCCGAAGGGTATATCCACTCCATCACGAACGGGTAGTACGACGAGGCGTACGTGATGTGCTTCAACAGCACGCCGCCTGCAATAATAGCGACATGCACGCCGCTAGCCTTCTTTATCCCCTTGGGCTCCGACAGCCTGCGCTCAATCTTGGGGAAGTCCGGTGCCACTGGGTCTCCTTTGTACCAATACTCGATGAGCAACACAGATGAGTCTTCGTCAATCGAGTAATCCTGCGAGACACCGCTCAGGGTATCGACGTAGCTGGCGTAAGAGTCAGGTTGCACGAGGTGTCCCTTCTCCGGGTAGTTGCGCCTGACGTACTCAAGCGAGCGCCTGGTCGCGTAAATCAAAAACTCGGCCTGCTGTATGACTCCGGCTTCCGTAGCCTTAACGCGCGGATCAACGAACAGTTGCGTCGGCACAAAGGTAAAGAAGCGCACGTCCCCGACAAATGGGTTTCCAGGAGAGCCAACTATGTCCGGTTCCCAATACACCTTGGCCACCAGAGGCCCGTACAGGCACCCTCGCCTCACCGCGAACTCCAGCATTCTGTCGCCGTTGTTGCGGTACCAGATGTACTGCACGACCTCCTGCATCTTACTGGCGGACTCCTCGTCCCCAGGCTCGCGCGGCTTTAACTGGATGTCCACAGGGCGGTCTGTCATGTCCCCGACAAGCCCCTCTATGTGGGCCTTAAAGTAGTTGTCAACGGGGTTGGGGTGTAGCCGCTTGCTCTCGGAAGACCTCCCCTGTATACCGTACGACTTTATGCCGCTCCACTGGTCTCCCAGCCAAAACCTCTGGGCGTCGGAGCAACGGTCTTCAAACCTCCCGCGGTCTTTCGTGCCCTTACACCAGTCCAGCCTGCCGAGGGCTTTTTGGACAAGCTTTTCGTAGTCCTCTATTACATCAGTGTCAACTTCAGCGCCGCGGTCAGCAGCGAGGCTCTCATCCCTGTCCAACAGCTATCCACCCGCCTTTACTCGTAAAAACTCATCTCTTTGTCCCTGTCCTTCTCCCAGGCCGGAGTTCCAGCCGCGGCCTGCCGCACGGCGGCCAGAGGGTTCGTTTTCTGCTCGCGGCACCACATGATAAAAGCCCCCGTGACCACGGACAGCAAACACATAAAAGTGACAAACACCACAAAAAACACCGCGAACCAGTAAGGCATCACTTCAACTGCCTCCTAACTTTTTCCAGTATGTCGTACAGCCTGGACGGAGGGGCGTAAGCTTTGCCGTCCACTACCAACACGTTCGGTACTTCAAACTGCCCCAGAAAAATTTTGCCCGTGTGCGGGTCGTAGCGCAGGAACTCGTACACCCCGTTGTCTTTGGCAAACCCTACCAAATCTACCGGCACCTCAGCCGCTCCAGGGGTTGCGCTGGGCGGCGTCACGCCCGGAGCGCCCACAGCTGGCTGCGGGCTGAAATTCTCATTTCCAGCCGACAACGCCGGAGTGCTCATTTCTATTTGGTTCAACTGCTTTATCAACTCGCCAATCGGCAACACCTGCGGCAACCTGCATACGCCTCCTCGTCAAGCGTCGTACCAAGCCTCCAGCAGCGGAGGCTCATCGTCGTCGTCGGACTCAGAATAACCGTCGTAAACGTCCTCTCCCGTCATCACGGGGTCGATGGCCGGGCCCTTGGCCAGCAGCCCCACGGCCTGCTGCAGAGCGTCTGGGCCGTCGTCCCACCGCCCTTTGGGGAACAGCTTGAGCTGCTGCAGCAGCACTGCCTGGTCTGTCCTAAAGCGCACGTAGCCGTTCTTCACAAACGGAACCAGCGACTGAACCCTTATGACCTTGTCTTTGTTATGCCTTATCTCCACCAGCGGCACGTAGACGCCCCTCTGGGCGCTTTCCTTAGCCAGCTGCAGCCGCAGCAGTTCCTGGAATACATTGACCTCCACCCCGAAACGCGTGTAGTTGAACTGCTTGTGTTTCTCTATAACCACGTCAATAGTCCTGTCAGGCGGCATGCGCTCTATGGCGGCGTCCAGAACGTACATTACCCCGTTTGAACCCCTGCCCACAGTCACAATTGCCGTGAAGTCTCCCAGCCTGGACTTGCCCAAGGCTGGGTCAAGCGCCCCTACTACTTCGACTATCCTCACGCGTGCCAGCTCGTCATCGTCGTAGTAGTGAAACCATTCCTCGTCGAACATGAGACTTCCGGGGTCTACAGGGTCATTCTGGTACTCAGCCCAAAACGCCACTTCTCCGATGTCCACCAAAGTTTCCATCAGTTCTACATACGGCCTGCCTTCTTCCCACAAGACTTCTGTGCCAGCCAGCATCTCTTCCCTGTGCTTCTCGAAAAACTTCCGCGCCCTGCGCACGCGCTCGTCCTTCGGGAGCGAGATGTCCGTGTAAAGTTTCTGCCACTCGCTCCACAGCTGAGAGCCGCTCCAGTTGATTACAGCCGCCAGCTTAGCGGCGTCCCACGTGGGGTTGCGCAGTATTCTGTCCAACACACAGTCATACGCCATCACGGTGCCGACGCACACAAAATCTGTCGTGGCGTCCCCCAAGGGTATCAAGGCCCGCTGGAACCACGTGTGCCTTTTGTTCACCCTCTCGGCGGTGAGCACGGTCTCGTCGTTCTCAAGGTCATCGACTATTACCATTTTGGGCCTGTACTGCCCGTGGCGCAGGCCGCGTATGGCCGACTCCGCGCCCACGGCCACCAGCTTGCAGTCCTCCCCGTTGGCACTACGCACAATTATCTCGTCGGCCCTCCAAACTCCCCCCTTCGCCTCCCCGAAGTCCTCCAAAATGCGCTCGTTGTTCTCGATGGCGTGCTTTATGTCGGCCATGAAGCTCTCGGCCTGGCTCTCCGTGTCAGAGCACATCACCACGAACGGCCTCTTGCCGTAGAGAATTGCGTTAGTAGGCACGAAAAACGAGTATATAGACGACTTGCCAAAACTGCGGGGCCAAGCCCTTACGAGCCTGGCCCCAGAAGGAGGTGAATTTAGGAGGTCGCGCAACTCCGCATAAGCTTTATCGTGAAACTCCCCGACTGGAAGCGTAAAATACTCTGGAAAGTAGGCCCTGGCAAAAAACTTCAGGTCTATCTCACCGAAAATCTGCCGGACTCCGCCAGGCCCCACTAGCTTTCTTTGGGTCAACTCGTCCAACACAGCTTTGGGGAGCTTGCCCTTGTAATGGGCCAAGCACTCCTTGACCAGCCCCCAAAGGTATCCTAAATAGTCCTCTTTAGCCCTCTCCGCATCAGACTTCCACTCCTTCACGCACCAGCATCTCCTTCAGCGTTGGAGCATTAACGTTCACCTGGACCGCGGCTACAGCCGCGGCCTTGTCTTTAACGGGCATGATGTTCAGGTAGTCAAACAACAGCTTGGCGCAGTGCATGTCACCTTGAGCAGCCTTTTCTCCTATAGCTTTCACAGTGCGGGGGACGTACATCGCG